GCCCTTAGTGCTGGTGGAAGATTTCGTTGCGCTGACCGGGTTGGCGGGAGTTGGCGTTTTTGCGATTTCTTTGGACGAAGAGACTTTCTTGGCGGCTTTTGCTTTCGCGTCGGCGGCGCCTTGCTTGGCCATCAGCGTTTGCTCTCCGAGGAGAGCTAGTGCGACCCAGTATTCGTGCTGCGGAATGCGCAACAGCTCGGGTGCTTGCTTTACGGTGGCCTGGTACGCGGTGTTCATCGGCGTACCCTTTTTGAAGATGTCGGGGAACAGGTTCTTGGCGGCTTCGATTGCTGGCTGCCGTTGGGCGAGCCAGTTCTGGCGGGCCGGCGCGTGCAGTGTGAGAACGTCGTCAGCTTTAAGGAGGTAGTTTTTGACCTCATCGCTATCAACATAGACCTCTGTGCCGTCCGGCCTTTTGACCGTGGCTCCGTCCGTGTTGCGCAGTGCCCAGCGGCGTACCTCTTGGGCGCTCTTGATTTTAGCATCAAGCGCCTCCTGGGTGTCCACATCGGCCAGCGGGTTGTCGGCCGTGGGGCTAAGGACCGGGCGGGCGGCTTCGTTAAGCTGCGCCTCGTACTCGGCGACCTTGGCTTTGGCCTCTTCCGCTTCTGCGGCTAGGGCCGTGGCCTTCTCCTCGGCAGACTTGCGGGCGGCGGTGAGTTTATCGATGCGTCGCTGGATCTTCTCCCGCGGCACATCTTCCTCGTCCTCCTCCTGTTCCTCGGCGTCTTCGGACTTTTCGTCCTCGGACTCCGCAACATCTTCAGCCGGATCTTCAGTCTCCGGCTTGTCTTCCTCGTCTTGTGAAAGATCGCTATCGCTTTCTGATGCCTCGCTTTTGTCTGCCTTCGCCGGCTCGGGTGAAAAACCCAAGTCGCCTAGTGCGGACGCTAAAACATCAACTTCTCCTGCCGATTGATCGGCAACCGTAACTTCCTCCATGGTCTAAACCTCCCAAGATGGTGCCAGGGTGAACGTCACCAAGACCGACCGACTAAAACAAACCACAGCCCCGACTCAGCGGGGCACTCCTTAATCGATGGCAAAGAGTATGGCAGACAGATGTACATTTGTCCAGCACTAATTTTGCTGGATACAAAGGCACTACTTGTACGGAAGTATTGCGCGAACGCCGTAGAAGCTACGGCGTTGAGTCACAACGAGTGCGGCGTTTTTGTGACACCTTGTGTCCACTTCGTGAGACTTCGCAGCGGCTAGTGTTGCCGCAACGCTACATTAGAGCTTCGCCGCTTCTGCCCTGCGCTGCTCAAGGTCATCCCAGAGTTCTTGCAGGGCATTTAATTGGCCGGCGGCGTGGGCGACAAAGCCCGGCTCTTTTGAGGTCGCCATGGCGCTGACTAGCAAGACGGCGTCAGCAATGCGGTCTTGCAGGGCCAGCATGACGGCCAGCCACGCGGCCGGCGCCTGCTCCCGCGGGAAAGCCAGGGCAGCGGACGTGTCGAAATCTTCGGGGTTTTTGTACATGTCCATCACGACATGTCTACGGCGTGTACTAATGTTGATCTGCATAGTTTTTGGTTATCGTGCGATTCGTGTGCTGCGGAGCAGCTTGTCAGCGCTGACCACAAACGGCGCGCAGTCAATGCAGCACGGCCCGAGTTGCGGGTCGCGCAGCCATTTAGGCGTGAGCGGTCGCTCGCAGACTTGGCACAAGGGATGGCCGCCGGGGGCGACCTTCCAGTCATCCGGTGGCGGGGCTTGGCCGCGGAAGAGCGTGGTCATGGATTGCGATGATCTTTGTCGCTCACCACTTAGTGGTCGCCGCCCAATAAGCTGCGCTGCTCTTGCCTTTAGCGATGTTCTTGGCGTGCCTCGCCTTGAATGCCTTGTTGCGCGCGCTGCCGTCAGGCGAGCCCTTGACGCCTTGCTGGCCGAAACGGATTAACTTACCGCCGACCGGCAGGGCATCGCCGCAGGCTTTGACAACGTGGGACTTGGTTGGGTGACTTGGCGTGCGCTTGGGATTATTGCATGCCATCTTGGCTTTGTCGGTTTTCATAAATCAGTAACTGCCGCCTCCGCGGGACTTCATGCTGCCGCCGTCGATGAACATGGCGTCGGAGAGGCAGATGTAGCGCAGCACGTCGATTGGGTCTTTGGTCGGAGCCTTTTTGCCGTCTGCTCCGGTGTAGGTCTGCAGCGCATAAATCGTGTTCTTGCAGTTTTCGCTGATGTACAGGCGCGGCTGGTTGCGAGCGTCTACCGGAAGTTCGGGATTGTATGACAGGGCGTCGTTGATCATGCCGACGCCCTCGTCAATGGAGTCGCCTGGGGTGGCCGTGAAGAACATGTCAAGGGACGCCATTTCATCGATGAGGGTCGTTGGCGCTTCCTTACCAAGCGTCTTGGAATGCCCATAGCGGCTGTCCATCCAGCGCTCAAAGATGGGCTCGCCGTCCTCGACGCGCAGGATCTCGTCTTTGTAACGCTGCAGGCCGAAGCCGAAGTCCTGCATGGCGGGACCAGGGCGGCCGTCCATGCGCTTGCCGTCGGGCAGCGCCCATTCGCCGGCGTAGCCGACGCCTTCGATGTATTCGGTTTGGCTGGGCCATTCGCGGTAGACGATGGTGCGGCCGGCGGGGTCAAAGACGGTCCAGAGCATGAACCAATTTTTGCCGCTGGCCGGGTCAACCCAATGATACTTAGTGCCGTTCGGTATTTCAGAATGGCGAATGACGTGCACCTTGGGATTGAACAGCGGGAAGCGGCCGGCGATGGCTTTGGTGGGCACACCGTACGCGCGCGTGAGGATTTTCTCCCGGGTCTCGGACTGCAGCTCGCGCTTCATGCGGGACCATCCTGCCCAAGGGTTTGACTGCGTGTGGAAGTAGAGGACCGGGCGGCCCTTGGGGTTGATCTGCTCGATGGGCACCTGCTCGTAGCCAGTGATGACGCGATGTTTTTCTCCCTCGTAAAGGATGTCGCCGGCCAAGGTGGCCTTAACTGCGCCGATGGCGTTTTCGATGCCAAGGGCCAGCTTTGACTTTTCTTTCCAAATGGGCAGAAGCTCAGCATCAACCTCAACGAGGTTTTTTGCTCCGTTAAGGTACTCAGCGACCGTGGGCGACCAGCCCTGCACCGGCGTAAAGGTCACGGCCAACTTGCCGTTGCGGTCAACCAAGCGAAAGCGGAGGGTTTCTAGGACATCAAGCGGCACTAATTCATCGCACCAGCAGGCATCGATCTCGCCGCCTTCGATTGTGGAGGGATCTTGGGCGTAATTGCGGAAGATGCAGACCGCCTGGTTGGGCGCAACGAACTTTGCTTCGGTGAAGCCGCCTTTGACGCTGTAGGTGATGTTTGTGACCTGGCCCTTGCGCGCGTTCCGCCACTCCGGCGGCATATATTTCCAGATGCGGGGCTGCTGCAGCTCAATTGAGTTTGGCGCGGTGGTTTGGAAGCACCAGACGACCGCGCCGGGCTTGGAATACATGGTCTTGATGACCTCCTTGGCCGCCCACTCGGTTTTGCCGGACCTGTTTCCGCCCATGACAAGCAACTCGCGGTGCTTTTCTAGCAGTTCGGAGGCTCGGCGCCACACCGGAGGGATAAAACCATGCCGGAAAGGGTCCGATGCCTCGCGGGCGATCAGCTCCTCGCGTTTTTTGAGGTATTGCCAGCCCTCATCCGCACCGAGTTCCTGCAGAATGTCGTAATCGACCTGCATGACGGGGTGCGGTGTCGGAGTGAACCGTTGTGCGTGTGCGTTTTCCAAAATAGTTAGGACGCCGAGCCGGTGCACTGCGCCGTGCCGGCCCCCTACAGGCCGTTGTTAAGTCGGCTCGGCGTCCTAAAGAATGTCCATCGTCGGGTTTTCTAAAACTGTGACCTGGTCCGAGCGGAAATGTCGGATCTTGCCGCCATCCTCCAAGACAACGGCAAAGATGTCATTGGACAACGGCCCGCCGGACTCCACATAGAGCAGGCTGCCGTAGCCGACCGGTGTTTCCACCGGCACGATGCGCTGAAATTCGTGGATCATCGCAAAAGTGACGGCGCGGGAGTTCGCTGCAGGCGCTCCCGCTGGTACACACCACTTGTTCTCGGCTGGCACACCATCCACGCCGCTGCAGAACCGTTGATGCCGTCAATTAAATTCATCGGCGCGCTTTGCGCTCGGCAAACGCCCGGGCGAGCTTGGACACCTTGCAGGTGCTGCGCAGCGCGCACGCCTTTTCCAAGGACGCCTTGGCCTCCTTGAGCAGCGCCTTGACCTCGGGCGGGTCAGTCGGCTGAATGCTTAGGTCGTACATTTCGCGGGGTTTTGTCATAGAGTCAGGGCTGGCCATTAACGCAGATGTAAAGAAAACCAAAATTCGCGGCTGCATATCCGGCGAACGCGATTGATAGGCCCATGTTGCCCTCGCGGTAGAATCCGGCGGCGGTGACGATGTAGCAGATCGTTGTGATTAGTAGGGGCGTGAAGGTCATTCGTCCCATCCTTCCCGCAGATGGCCGAAGTCGCGCGGCTCAGTAACCTCAATGCCCCCAGTGCCACAGGCGCCGCACCTTCCGATGTGATAGGTGGCCACGGAGCTGCCCTTGGGGCGCTTGCCGTGGAGGCGGCCGCACTGGTTGCAGATCCAGTCGGGATACTGTTTGGGTTTCCTCATAAAAACGCCATCCCAGTTGCGGCGAAAAAGAACGCCATTCACCGCACGCGGGGTGTCGCCCTTGCCGGCCATGCTATCGGCGCGTCTTGGCAGTCTTCGCTGATTGCTTGAATGCCTTGGCCGTAGGCGCGCCGGCGGAACCGGGTTTGCGCATGCGTTCACCGCTTCCGGCGGCAATGCGGGCCTGCTTGGCATTTATGTTTGAGTACAGTCCTTTTTTCATGGTTATTATTCTTCGTTGTTTCCGTATCTAATTGCCCAGGCGAACATGCCGCCGTAGGCAGAAAGGGCTCCGAGCACCACGCCGATGGCGAGGCCGATCAAAATGTAGCCGGCGGCGGTCATTCGTGGACGCGCCTCCACTTGTCTCTCCACATTGACCTCGCCATCGTGGCAGACTTCTCAGCAATTGCTTCTTCGCTCATGTCAGGGCAGACGTGGTGCATTAGCTCATGCAGAACCGTGTCCAGCTCGTCCGCGCCGGACTGGCGGGGATCAATGTAGACCTTGCCGTCGCCCAAGGTCATCCCGTCCGCTTTTTCGCGGCCGAGCTTCTTGCGGACAATAGCGATGGTTCTGCGTGGGGGCATTTAAGTGGCTGCAGCCTCGTCACACTCAGCTCCGCAGGCTGCGTAGCCCGCGATGTCGAGCCAGTTGTCAGCCTTGGCGGCGTGGGACTGCCGGCCTAGCTTCACGCAAATCATCAAGGCGGCGATGTCGCTTGCTGTGACAACGACCGGGTAGCCGTTGCTCCGCGTGAGGTAGGCTGAGATCATTGCGGCCTGCGTGCCGAAGTCATCGCTCGGTGCACCGTAGCTGTCATTGCGCTCTCCGCACACGGCGGTGGCCGCGGCGGTGAGGATGGTTTGTGCGGTGCGCATTAGGCTGCTTTCTTGTACTCCAGCTGCGTGTAGTAAAGTTCCAGACGCTTCTGGAAGACTTTCCACTCAGGCTCAGCTGAGAACATCCAGGCGATCTCAAAGTCGTCTGCACTTTCCTTGCCGATGCGAACAATGCCGCGGCGCTGGATCTTTAGGTCCGGCCGGTTCTCGTTCCACAGCTGCTCGTAGGCGGCTAACTGGAAACGATGTGCTGGCCAGATGCCCTTGGATGTCTTCCAGTCGAGGAGAACGATCTTGCCGTCCTTGTCCCGGCTGGGGGCATCGATGGTGCCGCCGAACATATGCTGCTCGCTGACCAGCTGCACCTCGGGCTCTAGGATCGTGAAACCCTCGGCGTCCCACCATGCCTTGAAGTTGCCAAAGGCGACCCGCGCGCGCTCAATGTCCGCGCCGCAGTAATCGCTGAGATCCGCTTCGTGGCCGTGCAGAAAGCACTCAATCATGAAGTGGGCGATGGTGCCGATGTCGGCGGCCTGGTCGCGCACCTTCCGGTAGTCCAGCCCGCGGTTGCCTAGATCCCACGCCCAGTGAATAAGCGAGGAGCCGTCATCGCCGATCTTGGCGATGGTGCTGGCCCCGGGAACTTGCGTGCCGTCCTTGAGCAGGTACTTCTGGTGACTGCGAGCCTTCTGCAGTTTGACGATCTTTTGGCCCGCCGCGTTGAAGCGGTCGGGCTCAATGGTGGCGATAACCTTGCGCTTGCGCGCGGCCGTCTTGCGTGGTGTGGCAGACATGGCGGGTTACCAAGGAATCTCTTGGTCGTCGGTTCCGGTCTTGGCTGCAGCAGCCGGGGCTTCGCTCACGTCAAAGCCGTAAGCCTCAGCCGTGCCGCCGTTGCCCCAAGTGACGAGGTCAAGGACTTGGACCGCCTTCGGCTGCAGCGTGATGCCGGCCCCGAGTGATGCGGTGTACCAGCAATACGGAACGACAGCGACTTTGAGCTTGGACCCGCCGCCAATGTTGTCGGTGATGGGCTGGCCGTCTGAGCCAAAG